CAACTGGTTCAAATAAACATATTACTTTTGATTGGGTAGATACATCAGCATCTGCTACCTATTCACTGGTTTACCAAACGGCAGTTACTTCCAAAACAACTCAAGATTGGGGCGGTGTATCCTATTTTGTAATGGAAGAAGGCGACATACTTAAAGCAACATCAGAATCAGCATCAACCTTTGCTGTTGCAGTCACTATTGAAGAAGAAGGGTTGACAAGAACATGACCTACCTTGAACTTGTAAACGATGTACTTGTGCGGTTGCGTGAGACAACAGTATCAACTGTTTCCGAAACCTCTTATTCTTCCTTAATTGGAAAATTTGTCAATGATGCAAAGCGTCAAATTGAAGACGCTTTTTCTTGGAATGTTTTAGGTCAAACCATCACAGTCACTACTGCATCTTCAACAGCATCTTATTCTTTGACAGGTGCTGGTCAGAAGTTTCAAGTGATGGATGTAATCAACACCACAAGCAATGTGGGACTCATAAACATCACTTTTGTGGACATGAACCGCAAGTTAAACTTTACACCACTTGTCAACTCAATACCTACAGAATTTGCTTTTGATGGGGTTGATGGTAGTTACGACACTAAGGTAAATCTATACCCAATACCTGATGGTGTTTACACAATCAAGTTTGCTTTGACAGTGCCACAGGCTACGTTGTCATCAGATGCAACTGTTGTTTCTGTTGCTGACACTTTAGTGGCTCAGAATGCCTATGCAAGAGCATTGGTGGAGCGTGGTGAAGATGGTGGTCTTACGTCATCTGAGGCGTATCAGTTGTATAAAGCCATGTTGTCTGACAGCATTGCTTTGGAAGGCACTCGCTATCCTGAGAATCAGGAGTTTGTTGCGATATGAGTCAGCAAATTCAAACCTTTAGCGTTTCAGCACCAGCACTTTATGGTCTGAATACGCAAGATTCACCTCTTGATCTTGCGGCTGGATATGCTTTGGTTGCGACAAATTGCGTAATTGACCAGTATGGTCGTATGGGTTCACGCAAAGGTTTCTCAAGAGTCAATTCCTCCAGTGGCAATTTAGGCGCTAATGATGTAAAAGTTATTCATGAGTTAGTCCAAGCTGGTGGTACTTTAACTATATTGTTTGCGGGTAACAACAAGTTGTTTAAACTTGATGGAAGCAATGCTGTCGTAGAACTTACCTATGGTGGTGGTGGTACTGCTCCCACAATTACTGATAGCAACTGGCAATGTGCATCATTAAACAACATTACATTTTTCTTTCAATCAGGCTTTAATCCACTGATCTATGACCCTGCTGTAAGCACTACAACATTTCGTAGAGTTAGCGAAAAGACAGGTTATGTAGGCACTGTTCCTGATGCCAACATTGCAATCTCTGCTTTTGGTAGATTGTGGGTAGCAAACACTACAACAAATAATGCTACAGTTTCTTTTTCAGACCTGATTGCTGGTCATGTTTGGTCAACAGGCACATCAGGTTCTTTAAATGTAGATCGTGTTTGGGCTAATGGTGCTGATGAGATCACAGGTCTTGCCGCACACAATGGATTTTTGTTTATATTTGGTAAGCGTCAAATTCTTGTTTATCAAAATGCTACTACACCAGCATCAATGTCATTGAGTGACACTGTTGAGGGTATTGGTTGCATTGCAAGGGACAGTATTCAGACTACTAGCACTGATGTGCTTTTCTTGTCTAACTCTGGTGTACGTTCTTTAATGAGAACAATTCAAGAGAAGTCTTCTCCTGAGAGAGACTTGTCTAAAAACATTCGTAATGATTTAATGACTAGTATTGCTGGTGAGACATTGGCAAATATTAAGTCTGTCTATTCTGAGCGTGAAGCGTTTTACTTATTGACTACACCATCCATAGGTGCTGTATTTTGTTTTGACACTAAAGCGTATTTGCCTGATGGTTCGGCTAGGGCAACAACTTGGGACTCAATTACTCCAACAGCATTTTTCTCTCGCCGTGATGGTACTTTGTACATTGGTAAGAATGGCTATATTGGTTTCTATGATACTTACCAAGATTATCAATCTGCATATCGTATGTTGTACTACACAAACCATGCAGACCTTGGGAATCAGAATCAAACTTCTATTTTGAAGAAGTTGTCTATTGTGGTTATTGGCGGTACAAACCAGATTGTTACCTTTAAGTGGGGATTTGACTTTAAGACAAATTATTTGTCTGCTGATGACGCTATCCCAATTCAAGGTGAGTCTTTTTATAACATTGCTGAATATGGTGCTAATGCCACTGTAGTTGCAGAATACTCTGATGGTGTTGCGTTACAGACTCTTACAGTTTCAGCATCAGGAAGTGGGAAAGTTGTTCAAACTGGATATGAGACAGACATAAATGGTACTGCGTTGTCTATTCAGAAGATTGAAATGCAAGCCAAAAATGGCAAAGTAAGTTAAAGGAGTAACTATGTCAGACTACACAAAATCAACAAACTTTGCAACCAAAGATGCTTTAATTTCTGGTAATGCTTTAAAGATAGTTAAAGGTACTGAAATTGATACTGAGTTTAACAACATTGCTATTGCCATTGCTACAAAATCTGATCTGGCAAGTCCTACCTTTACGGGTACTCCGACATTGCCAACAGGTACTATTGCAACTACTCAGTCTTTAGGTAATAGTTCAACTGCTGTTGCCACAACTGCATTTGTTCAAGCGGCAATACCGATTTTGTATCCTGTCGGTTCAATCTACATCAATGCGACTGTCAGCACCAATCCTGCGACTTTGCTAGGCTTTGGTACATGGACTGCATTTGGTGCTGGTCGTGTCATGGTTGGTTTTGATTCAGGCAATGCACTTTTTGACACTGCTGAAGAAACTGGCGGTACTGCTAATGCTACATTGCCAAGTCACACTCATACAGCAACAGTAACTGACCCAAGCCACTTTCATGGTGTTGACACACATTTCCCTGGCGGGGCTGGAACTGGTATTTTTCAAAGTTCTACTTCTAGTGCTGGAGGTGATAGTGTGACTAAAACAGCAGTCACTGGCATTTCAGTAGCTAACTCTACAGAAGGCGCTAGTGCCACTAATGCTAACTATCAGCCGTACATCACTGTGTATATGTGGAAACGCACAGCATGATTACTCACCACTTTTCTGATGGACTATATGCCAAGGAAGCTAGGTTTCCTGCTGGTGTAGCCATCTTGAAGCACACCCATAACTTCAGTCACTTATCTATCTTGGCTGAAGGCAAAGTTGCGGTGTTGCGTGGTAATGAGATTGATATTGTGAATGCTCCTGCTTGTTTAGAGATTAAGGCAGGATTGATTCATGGGGTTAAAGCAATAACTGATTGTGTTTGGTTTTGTATTCATGCCACAGACGAGAAAGACCCGTCTAAAGTGGATGAGATTTTGATTAAAGGAGATTGATATGCCTATTGGTGCAGTATTAGGATTTATAGGGGCGCAAACCCAAGCTGATGCCATGGAGAGTGCGGCGGCTCAATCTGCGGCGGCTCAACGTGATGCGGCTAGGCAAGCGGCTGAAGCTGGTAAGTTTCGCCCTATAGGTATCACTACTCGTTATGCTAACTCCAACTTTCAAATGTCGCCTGAAGGCTACTTAACTGGTGCTGGATACAACCTTGCTCCTGAGTTAAGAGGTTATCAAGATAGATTGTTTGGCTTAACAGAACGTGGGCTTGGTCAAGCTGAAGTTGGAGAGGCTCGACTTAGACCTAATGTTGGTGCGGCTGAATCTTTGTTTAATCTTGGAAGTCAATATTTAGCACAAAGTCCAGAACAAACGGCACAGAAATACATAGAGAGCCAATATAACTTGCTTGCTCCTAGCAGAGAACGTTCTTTGGCAGGATTAAGAAATCAAGAATTTCAAAGAGGTCGTTTAGGATTGTCTGTTGGTGCAACTGGAGAAAGACCTAGCGGTGGCCTTGGATTGTCGGCAACCAATCCTGAATTGGAAGCATATTACAACTCACTTGCTCAAGAGGATTTAGCATTAGCGGCTAGAGCAGAAGAAGCTGGAAGACAAAGGACTGCATTTGGTACAGGATTATTTAGCACTGGAAACCAACTGTTAGATCAATATTATGCTGGTCAGGTTAACGCATTGAATCCATTTACAACCTACTTGGGTGCTGGTCAAACTATTGAAGAACTTGGACAAGCGCCTTTGAAGTTGGGTGCGGCTTTGGGTGGTCAAGCGGCGGCTTATGGTGCTAATGTTGGTCAATCATTGTTAACTGGTGGTGTTAGTGCCGCTAGAGCGCAACAAGCTGGCGCTGGAGGTAGTCCATTAGGCGGTTTGTTGCAGGGTGCGGCTAGTAGTCCACAGTTAAAAACTGGATTTGAGAATGCTTATAACAATTACATAATGAATAGAAATATTGAGGGAGCACTTCCACAATCTGCAAATCCATTTGGTAATCCAATGAGTGCAGAACAAATGGACAGAATGAGTTACGGAATCTATTAAGGAATAATCATGGCAACCTCAGACATTCTCGGTTTATTTACTACTCCAGAGCAGTACCAACTTGCTCAACGACAAGCGCAAGAGGCGCAAGCTATTCAGTATGCAAATCTTAATCCAATGGCTCAAGCCAACTATGGGACTTTTCGTGCTGGTCAACAGCTAGGCGGTGCTATTGGCGGTGCTTTGGGTGGTCAAGACCCACAGTTGCAGTTGATTGCTCGTAGGCAGCAAATCCTTGGGATGATTGACCCATCTAACCCTGATTCCTATGCTCAAGCTATTCAAATGGCATTGCAGGGTGGGGATACCCAAACTGCATTTATCTTACGTAATGAGATGATGAAGTCAAAGCAACAGGCTCAAGAGTTGAAGCGTCAGACTCAACAAGATGAGATTAGGGGTTATCAAGTTGAAGATATTCTTAGTCAGCGTACTATGACTAAAGATGCTCAAACCCGTCAAGTCACAGCAAATCAATTGTTTGGTCAACTCAAGAATGCTGATGGAACTATCAATGAGCAAGTGAAGAATCAGTTACTTTCATTCCAAGAAGGTCGTGATCTCATCTCTGCACAGGCTAAAGTTATTCCTGACTTGCGTAAGGTTGGTGCGGTTGGCGCTCCTGAAACAAATCCATTTGATTTGTTTATTAGCGACCCAAATGTTCCAGCACCACTTAAAGCAACAGCTAAACAGTACCAAAGTAGTTTTGCAAAAGGTGTTTATAGTGAAGAACAAGCAGATAAATTGATTGCCAATCTATCTACAGCTACTCAACGTGCTGCTGAATTTCAGCAAACTCAAGATCGCTTGAAGCAAAATCAAGAGGCGCTTGATTCTTATAGACAACAAGGATTAGCAAATTCTCAAGCATCTTTGAATCTTCAACGACAACAAGCAGAGTTAAACAATGATTTCAAGCGTCAAAAAATGGAACGTGATGCAGAAGTCGCTAAGAATAAACCTTTGCCAGCAAACCTTGCAAAAGGTGAGGAAGATGACTATGACATTGCAAAAGCATCAACCAACCTTGCTACTGATGCAAATTCATACATCAATCGCATCAAGTCTGGTGATATTAAGTTTGGCTTAAAAGACAGGGCAAGTATTGCAACTAGAGGCGCATTTGGTTCTAGTGACCCTGATGTTATTGCCCGTCAAGACTATGATAAATTTATTGAACGCATGACTTCTGAAAATTTACGCCTTAACAAAGGTGTTCAGACAGATAAAGACTTTGAGCGTGAACTTAAATTGTTGAAGTCTGCCGAGTCTGCTGCTAGTGCCGAAAAAATTATGCAGAACCTTGTAAACATTAATGTCAGGAAAGTTCAAGACGCAAAGGACAGTATTGAAAGACGTAGGTTGAACGCTGGTGCAGGACTGCCAACAATATCAATCGCAGTCCCACAATTCGGTGCAAGACCACCTTTGTCAAATTTTGAGACAACAAACACAAACCCCTCTGGAATAACTGGCGGTAGGAGATAAAACATGGCAGTAGATCGTGAATCCGCAAAAGCGGCAGGGTATACAGACGCTGAGATTGATGCTTACGAGCGTCAGCAATCAATGCCAAAAACTACTCAAGAATCAAGGTCAGTGCTTGAGCCTAAAGTTCAATACTCACCACTTGCCGAGTCAGCAAGGGCATTTGGTCAAGGTATGACATTTGGCACTTTAGATGAACTTGAAGCGGCTGTAAGGACAGGTTCTATTAGCGGTGCTGACTATGAGCGTCAACGAAATCTATTGCGTGAACAACAAAAGCAGTTTGGTGAAGATATGCCATTGGTTAAGACTCCATTGGAGTTAGCTGGTGGTTTTGCTGTTCCATTTGGTGCAGCCCGTCAAGTTGCAAAGTTAGCACCTGAGACTCAGGCATTGATTGCTGGAGAGTCTTTGCTTGGGAAAGTTGGTCGTGGTACTGCTGTTGGTTCTGCTACTGGTGCTTTATCAGGGTATGGATATGCAGAGAAAGATGTTGGCAATGAAGCTGGCATGGGTGCTGTATTTGGTGGTTTGATTGGTGGAACTGTTCCTGTTGTTATTCAAGGGGCTGGTACTGTCATCCGCAATATGTTGAATGCTTCTGGCATTGGTGACCAAACAACTGCTGCCTCCAAGATGTTGGCTAACTACTTGGACAAAGATAATCTAACTCCTCAAGAGGCACAAGCGGCATTGGATGAGTTGCGTAAGTTGCGAGTACCTCAACCAGTGATAGCTGATTTGGGCAAGAACTTACAAGACTTGGCTTATAACGCTTATATTGTTCAGTCCAAATCTAAAGGCTCAACTCAAGCATTTCTTGAGAATCGCCTTATTGACCAACCAAATAATATTGTTAAAGGATTGGTTGAAAAGGCAGGATTGGCTAAGAATGTTAACGGGTATGAGTATCTGACTGCACTTGTTGAGAATCAATCTCAAAAGGCTAGTCAGGCATACCCAAAGGCTTACTCGTTAGACATTGATGCTAGACCATTTAGAGAGTACATCGACAGAAAAGTATTTGTCAAAGCATATGATGAAGCTGTTAAAAGTGCAGATACAAAAGGCATTAAGTTACCTGATTTAAGTGTTATCAAAAATGCTCAGTCAGTACCAACTGAAATACTGCACAAAATCAAAATTGGTCTTGATCGTGTTGTTGATGCAGAAACTGATGCTGTAACAGGCAAGGTATCTGGTTATGGTCGTGATGTAATCAATGTAAAAAATGAGTTCAATGACAAGATCAAGTTATTGAATAATGACTACAGATTAGCAAATGCTGAATTTGCTGATGCCTCACGCATTAAGAGTTCGTTTGATATGGGTCAGAAATATCAACAACTTAACACCAAAGAAGCTGCCGCTAATATTAAGAAGATGAACTCTGATGAAAAAGAGGCATTTAGACTTGGCATGATGGCAGACATTAACCAACGTGTTGGTGACTTTAAGGGTGGTGACTTTACTCGACAAATCTTCAAATCTGACAATCAAAAGATGTTGGTTCGCTATGCCTTTGATGACCAAGAAGCATATAACAAATTCTCTCAGTTTGTTAAGGGTTTGGAGAAGCAAAGCAAGACTTCTAAGACAGTTATAGGAGGTTCTCCTAGTGGTGAACGTCTGTCTACTCAAGAGCAAGCTGGTCAACTTGGTCAGATTGCACAGTCTGCTGTTAGTGGTGACGTTTACGGCATGGCTAAAGCGGCTGGCGCATCTGTGCTTGCTAGAACCAAAGGAATTAGTTCAGAGACTTCTCAGGCTTTACAGCAAAGATTGTTTGCCACAGACCCTATTGAACAAAGACTAATACTTACAGAACTAAACAAACGTGCCAAAAGAAAACCACTAGGCTTGCTATCTGGTGCTGCTGGTCTTGGAACTGCCACAGGCATCTTAGGAGACTGAAATTGACCCAATCTCTATCTGTCTACTTGCGGCTGGCTTGGTCAAAAACATCCAAGCTGGCTGTGACCTTTACAAGCAAGCTAAAGAGCAGTTTGTCTCTATCAAGCGTACTGCTGATGAAGTTGTTGCCATTGGTAAAGAAGTCAAAGGATTTTGGGGTTCATTGCGTAAACTATTTGGCGGTAGTCCCAAACCTCAAGCTACAAAGTCTGTGGCAAAGGCTAAAAAATCTGAGTACGTTGCTGTTGACGAAACTCAAGTCAAAGCTGACATCGTTAAGAACCTAACCGAGTTTTTCAAGTTACAGGAACAGTTAGAAGCGCATATCAGGGATTCAGAGGAGAAGGCTA